TTATTATTTTCAATATAGAATACAGGGTCGGTAATAGATGCATATTGCATATCATATGGGTCAGATGCGCGACCTTTATATAAAGCCTGTATTGGTCTGCAAGGCTGATCAATATCACCATCATTTCTAAATACATGTAATACTTTCCCAGTGTTTAATGTTTCCGCTTCACTTCCCACAGCCGCAGATGTAAAAGTTTGTTGCGCTGACACCAGACTTAACTCTGGTTCAGGCATTAAATTAATAATCTCTTTTGCTCCATCGGTTAACCAGCTAGATAAAGCCGTATCATCACCAACAGAACCAACCATATCTTCGATTTGTACTTTAAAAGTAGCCATTAGACACTCGCTATAAACAATTCAACATCTACTGCATTTGTGCCAGAATCAACTATGATACTAGCTAAATCTTCAAAACTTGAAAATGCTGGAGAAGTATCTGCTTCACCAAGCATAAAATCATCTGGAGTACCAAACATTAAACTGCTACCCGCCGGTACTACAAACTGTGCATTATCACTTGCACCTACCATTGCCACGTTAACACTATTAGAACTATCTAAATTTGTTAACCGTATATATCGTACATCATTTACATCAAATGCTCCATCTGATGTACTTACTGCCGCCGCAAATGTAGCAATAGTTGTATCGCCATTTGCTGGGACGTTTACAATTCTTTTATATATTTCAGCTACACTAGCAATAGACCGAGTTCTTTTAGAACCATAATTTTGATTATTTAATATAATTTCTTCTTCTATTTTAATTTTTAATGTGCCCGCCATTACTTCTTCCTTTTCTTACTATACTTCTTTTTCTTTTTCTTTTTCTTTGGTGGCCTACCCCTTTTTGATCCGTATGTTCCTTTACCTTGAGGCATTTTTACTCTCCTCTACTTCTTTAATATGTTGATCCATTGTTATATTTCTAAATTCCATATCAGTTCTTTTACCTCTTTCTGTTCTCATCCACATATTTGTACTATACTTTGTTTCAGATGATTTTTTACCACAGCTTCTACAATAAAACCATCGTTCTGGGTTTGGATTTGAACAATGAACACAGTTATTATCCATAGTAAGCAATAACTGAGCCGCTGTCTAATTCTATTGAAGCAAAATATCCATATATTGTTCCCCCTGCTGGGATTTTAAATGTAGCTGGTATTGTACCAGATAGCCATGTCACATCACATTCTGATGTATCTACAACTGAATCCTCTAGTCCCATTACTGCTACAAATGGCCCTGCTATTGCATCGGTACCATCTATTATAATAGCGCCCGCTTGACCTAATTGAACATTTTGTGCTTCTGCAACCGTATAACTATTTAACGATTTTACTCCGCGTGCCATATTTACCTCCTGCTCTAAGGACTGGCTGTCCATGAGTGAGCTTGTTAATTGTTAAAAATCTTTATGAGATTCGGGGTAAGCCTTTTATTGACCTACCCCACAGTTCTCAAAAACTGTCAATCCTTATATATTCGGATTATGAAGTTTGAATACCATTATTGATACTGCTAAAGGCCTCCATGACCCATTCGCCACCCCAAAACATTAAGTTAACCCAATCGCCACGTTGTGCGGTTGTGTCTAAAATAACATTTGAGACTTGAGTACCTGCTGTGGAATTCGCGGCGTCACCGCCTGCGTCTTTATTCACACCACTTACGATAGCGCTTCCTGCGGCAATGGTAATATCAGCAGTCGGGGTTTCTTCCCAGACTATGAATTTGTAATATGTACCATCTTGCCCGGTAGCGGCTGTCGGTAGTGTTATAGAATAAGCTCCATCAGCAGAGTCGCACATAAACACTTTACCACTATCATCTTCGTCTAGTGTTCGTGCGGCACTTATGAATTCAACTTTCTTCTTTAATGCAAAAGAAGAACCACTGTTTTCGTTTAAATAATCAGCTCTCATCGTTAACTCCCTTAACTAATTGCTTCAAAATTATACAACATATGAGATTCAGGTAATACAATCTCTAGACCAGCTTCGGTCAAGATCATGTCCTTACGTAAATCTTCATCAGCTTGTTGTACGTTTGAAATTATGTGAGTATCACGATTTAACCCATTACCAACTAGAGGTCTGTAAGAAACCTTGCTCATATCAACTAAACACATAAAACCGTTAGCAAGACCTCTAAATAAAGGCTCTTTAACAACACCAAGTGATCCATGAACCGTATCAATTTTCATAATACTATGTCCAAAAGAACCTTGTAGTTTTTCATGTGCAACACCAAGTTTATACCCAGCCGCATCAGTTGCTAACGCAAGTGATCCGTCAAGGAATCCACCTGATCCCATTTTGTTAAACAAAGTGATTACAGGAAGACCTGCAAGTGCAAGCTTCTGAGATTCTCCGCCACGAGCCGGATCCATCAATACTTCCATGTCACTTAGGAATAAATCATAAGTGAATTCGCCGGAAGCGACAGTTCTGCTGTAAGGAGAGCCAGAAGAATAAGACAATGCACTGTTATCATTGGTTGGTGCCGCGTTAGCAATAATATGCCCTACGATACCTTCTGAATATTGAACACCGCTAACGCGTGCTCTTTGTCCGAATAACATTGCTCTTTCAATGTCAACCTTATGTTCTCTTAGTTTTTGATTCCAGACTCGTTGCCATTCGTTGGCATATCCTCTATAATTAGTAGCAATAGCTGTGTTTGTCAACTCAGCCGCAGTTTTGAAAATTTGGGTATAACCATAATCATCATCAAGACTATCTGACCAAACATCTGGGGAACCAGTACCTTCTTCAAAAGAAGTTCCAATAACCTGACATTTATCATTGTCTGACATGATATTATAACCAGAACCAAAACTGGAATTAGGTAAAGCGACAATACGTCCAGTAAAGACGGTTTCACTTCCCTGATCAGCTGGGGCAGAATCAATTCTAACTGAGGCATATGAAACACCTGCTGTAGAATCAAGAGTCTGCACAGCAAACACCATACCTTTTACAAGGTAGTCAACTGAACCACTGCTTCCATTAGGGGTATCAACTGAAAACTGGTAAGAACTACCAGCACTTACAGTTGAACCGCCATTAACATCGGCAGATAATAGGAATGTCCTACTTGTCCAATCAATCCGTGATCTGTTTTCCAAAAATCGGAATACAGGATCGTTCGTTGGTGCTTTCGCTACTTTATTTAGATATACAAAGAACGGTGACTCTTCTGGAGCTAATTCAGCAACACGATCTCCGAAATCGTACAATCGTCGTTGATCTGGGGCTTGTCCCACATCAGCCGAGCTTGCCGCCGCAGTAATCGCGCTACTCTTCAATGTTCCGCTAGTAATAGCCATTTTTTTCTCCGTGAGTTACTTTAAGTTAAAATACCGTTTTATCCCCCACGCTCATTACACTTTCCCAAACTTTATCATCATCTGATTTTGTTTGAGGTGGTGCACCTTGTATTGCGCCGGGGCTTCTTGGAGCATTCTTTGCGGCACTTACTGCCTGCGCTGTATCATTTACCACGCCATTTTTATTAATGTCGCGGTATAATTTTACAAGATTAGGCAAACCTACCTGTTCCTTCGGTTGTGTAACAAACTGCATAAAATTATTTACATCATCATCAGAGAATTTGTATGTATTACGCAATTCATTAACCGTGTTGTTATAGGTCATTTGTTCCGCCATTTGTTGCTCCTGCCTTTGTAACGCCTGACCCACAACTTGATTCGTTAGCTCCATTTCTTGTTGCTTACGAAATTCATATGATTGTGAACCCGGCTTGTAGTAGGCTTCCCAAGGGTTAAAGTCCTCTTCTGGCAGTGTTGGTTTAGATTCCTGTTGCTTTGCTGGCGCTCCGTTGATGTTGTTCTGCAATAGATCAACTAAGTCTGGGCGAGATTCTAGTAATTGTCCCAAGGGCTCTAATTGCTTCAATTTACCATTATCGGCATACGCACGATCATACATTGATTGAAACTTTTTAGCCTCACTTTCCCAATCTATTGCTTGCTCAACAGCTTCTTCAGCCTGCATTGCTTCATTATCTGTTTCATTGACAACCTGATCTATTATTTCAGTTTGTCCTTCTTCACCACTGACAAATTCGGTAGTGGCCTCTGTCTGTGTAGTGTCCATTACGACTCCTTTTCTAGATGTCTCTAAGCATTAGGAGTAGAACCGGGTTCCTGCATGGAACTAACCAATTTCTCCGCTTCGAGCTTCACCTCGCTTTGTAGTTTATTTAATTGAACCCTTCTATCAGCTTTGGCGTCTGATGCAATTTCCGATAGTCGAGATTTAAACTTTTCAACCTCGACACGTTTTCTATCATGCACAGACTCCCTCTGGGCAGTCTGGAGGTCGCCCTCCAAATTCTTTATTTGTTCTTCCATAGCCTGAACCTGTTGCATTAATTGCTGACGTTCTTCAGTTCTACGTAAGATACCTTCTTTATCAAATATTTCTGGATTTTTCTTCAATACTTCATACCTATCTACTATTCCTAATTGAAATGCTTCCAGATAAACAGAAAGCTCTGCCCATTTACTAGTTGGTAAACTAGACCCGGGCTCTATGCGAATATCATGCTGAGAAAGATTGTGTTTATCTTTCTTCATATCTAAGATAGCATTTTCGGTACTATCATAGAAATTCGCCATTGCTTCTGTAACATCATTGTTAGCTTGCACTAACCTAAAAATCTTTTTATATGTGTAATGTCCTTTACAAAAATTGTATAATACTTTTCCCAGCCTGTTAATACTAAACTCAATATCTCTCAGTTTTGATTTTGGTCTTTCTGTTCCTAGTGAAATCATACGTTCTGTACCACGCACTGTCTCAGGAGCTTTTTCTGTAAAGCCGTGCATCATCTCTGGTAATCCAAATGTAAAATCAATATAATGTTCACACTGTTGGATTAGCTTGTAAAACTCTGATGCTAATGCTTGTGGTGCTGGATAATGAGGCTCTCCTTGAGAACTATCTACTTCAATAACCGCATTTGGATTTGCCCAATCTTGCTCTAACTGATTAATATCATCCACACTACCTAACGGTACTAACAGTTTTAAACCAGCAGAAGCTTGAGCATGAGACAAAGCTAATGACCATAGTTTATTTAACAGTCTTTGCATTGGCCTAGCTCTTGATACGTCTGATTTAGGATATGGAGTTTCTGTCCATATGTTAGGCAAAGGCACTATAGGATAACAGTCTGTATGTAGAATTGCTTCATATAATACAATCTGTCCCATAGTAGCACATACTTTAATTCTTGATTGTTGTACTGGTATTACTTCGTATTGACTGCTCTCTACGCGTTCACGATTATCTTCGATAAATTGCATATACTCTTCTTCATCGAAAATAACTTCTTCACCTGACTGCATATCAATTACACGATAGTAATCCATTTTTACTTTATAAAATCTTTCCAGTATTTGAAATTTTTCTCTATGGTATAGATCACTATCTTTTACCTCGGCTGGTGTAAATACTGTTTTTGAATTTTTATTTTGAGCGCTTGGGTAATCTTCTTCGTTGTATGCATCTAACTGCGAAATAATACCCGGCACTTCTTCTCCAGACTCTTCATCTATTTGAGGCCCTAATTCAGGGTAGAGGTTGACGACCTGCTCACCAGTTAATATGGTAGAGAGGATGACGCCTTCGGCGTCGTCATACCACCTGTTTCTGGTGGAAGGAGAGACGTATACCCGAAAAGGGTTAACATAAGTGAACTTGACGTCACCCCTACCGAAGTCTGACTCAGGGTCTATATATGCATATAAATAACCCATTCCAGTAATTGCATAATCATGTATCGCTTCTTTTAATTGCCAATCACCTTGTGAGTTTTCCCAAATATAACTCATTACAGTACGCCACAGTGTTGCTATCTTTACATCAGAATCTTCACGTGGGGTTACTGTAAAAGCTGGCGGTCTTGAAGTTAGTACCGCTTTAAATTTTTCAATTGCTGGCCCAATTCTATCCATCGGCACATCTGCCTGATTGCGAGCCTGTAATTCATCTGACTCATCGCTGGTAAAGTGATTACCAAGAAAGAAGTCAATATCATAACGAGCTTCTGTATCCCAGTCTGCTCTTGAATCCCGCCATTGGCGGTATAATTCTTGATTGTAATCTGCCCTATAATCCGATTCTAAAGGCATTATATTCCTTCGTTACCCATTCGTTGTCTTAAAGCTAGACCTCTTAAACCTTGAAGTTGAGGCGGCAATGCGTCAGGGTTCAACCCATACCTTTGAAACATAAATCTTTCTTGTTCTTGAAGTGGCGTTCTCATTCTACCGAAACTTTTAAGATAAGGTATTATTGTCATTGCGTTTTTAGAAACTTCTTTTCCACCATAACTATCAGATGGTAAACTTT